TCTCAAAAGACTCGCGAAAGTCGTCTGATATCCACTGCACTCAATGGAGAACGCCGGAATCAACATACTCGGCTTTGACTTATATCTATCAGAAATATCTATATACTGCTTCATCCAGCATAGAAGAGATGACTCGGTCATTAAGAGTGGGCTCGGTCTATAGTAAAGTCCAATCAAGAATGTCAAAAGAGTATCTGGAGACGCAATCCGTAAGAATCGCTGCTTTGTCAAGGGCAAGGAAACAATGGAATGACAGGCTTCCTCCTGAACCAAGATACACAGTAAGTTATCCTCGTGATATAAGGCCACCATCGCAGGAAGGATGCCCTGGTATCCAGTAATGGGAACCTTTCTAGCCATAATGGCCGTGTTTAGAACATCTGCATCAAGGTCGGCATTGGGTGTGAAGAAGACAATGGGTGATGAGCCGTGAAGCAAAAACTTCGTCCGCGATGAAGGAGATGCACTGGATTTATAAGCCAAATGAATATCTGCGCCCATAAAGACTCTCTTGTGTTTAATCATATAACGGACAATCGTAGGCCTCGCCTTCTCAGCAGCCTTGGATTCCGTAACCTTCGACGGTCCCTTGCACTTCGGTAAGGGATGCGCCGTATCGAGTAATTTGAGGCGCTCATAGACCTTTTCCCAGCGTGCGACTTCACCACGAGGTCGACTGAGTTCCAGATACATCATCATTCTCAAGAAAATAGGGTCAGCATAGTGAATTCCACTGACCACCTTGGATTTCTCATAGATAGCATCGTAGAATTCAGGGATGACTTGACTAATATCGGCAATCGCGGCAAAATTCACGTAAATCTTAATGGTGCCTTCGTGCATTCCAATGCGCTTGGAGATTTCTGTATATCCTGCATCCTTAAAGGCATTGATGAGACCATCTACATCGTCATCCGCCTTTGGACTAAAAAAATCATAATCTGGTAAACTGGCTTCTGGATTATAGAATTGATCCTTTTGGGGAAGTTGGGCATTGATGGCCTGGCCACCGTAGCAAACTCGCCCTGTTTTCTGCAGAAAGGCTTCTACAATCTTAATGGCTCTACGAAGCTCGGGATTCTGTGCGGTTTCAACGTCTAAACGAGTCTGAGCCTCATCAATGACTTGTTCAAGTCCTTTCTTTACTTTCTTTATAATCATGACGAGTTGTTCGTCTCTATTCTTAGGCAATATTTACTAAGCCACCATTGCTATTCGTAGATGGCGGGGGTATCTTTGCAACAACTGGTTTAGGAATGATATAACCAGGAATCGGAGTAGGTGCTAAGACCGGGGTTGGATTTTCAAAGCCTTCTATAATACTCTTTCTTGCCCAACCTGCCTTTGACCAAAAAGAAAGAGGATCATTTGGATTTACACCTATAGATAAACCCTGCAATTCAGTTAACCCCTTAGGTCTTGCATTGCGCATTTTTATGGTATTCTCATGCTCTTTTAATCCAGAAAGTGCTACAACATCCATAGGAACACACTGTATTCCAAGGGTATTGAGAAGCATAAGTAAATCATTGTTTGTATAGGTATATTCTACATCCGTCATAGATATATGGAACGTATTGGAGGTTCCATTCAGATAATTCCCTTGTGCGGCGCTTGGAATTTTTAGAAGTTGTGTAGATTCCCCTACAGTCGCATATGCCATCTGACCCGATGGTACAGGTCCTGTGACTGAGCCAAGGCTTGATGATAGACCAGAAGGGTCTTGATAAATACGAGCATTTGTCCAGAAATCCAGGTTATCCTTGGGATTCTGGGTAGCAGGTAGTGTAGTTGTATTATAGTTTGTTAGAACAATAAATTTCTTTTGGAAATTTGTAATGGGGCTTGTAAATAATTTGTCTTCATTCTTACAGTTATGAAAATCTCCTTGCTCATTGGAACCCAAGTGATAAACAGACAAGGGGTCCAGGGAAGCAGCAATTTTCTTAAAAAATATATCCTTCTGATTGATACCTGTTGGAAGTCTGCGTATATATACAATCACTAGCACTGGGTCATAGTTATTCTCAAAAGCTCTATTTACAAGGGATTTACACCCTTCCTTAATGGAACCCGTGTGAAGAGAACGCATATATCCATTGGCATCTCTATGTACAATGATAGGCTGGCAAGGTGCATCTTCAAGATAATCAATATCGATAACAAAGGCTCGCGCACCTTGTGATAAGGCAAGTTGGATTCCCTTATCCATATCAAAGACACCATCTCGCGCTGTATGAATTCCTCCAAGATGGCCTGCGAGACGAACCGTTAGGGGGCGCCAGTTCACGATGGCAGATTTCGAGGTTGTAATTTGTTCATAAGGTCTCACTTTATTAATAATCTTATTGCAAACAGATTCGGTATTTGGAACTAGATTATCAATTTGTCCTAGAACACTTCTACGAATCGTTAATAGAGTTTGAATACTTTGTGGATTCGATCTAAATTGACCGTACGTTTGCTTATACCAGACCGCAACTGAAAAATAGGCAATTGATAGAATAACTATACCAATAAGCGTACCATATTGCCATAAGGTACTCGTACTTTTTGGAATATGAAGATCTATTTTACTTAATTTGTCCATGTCTTGAGGACTTCTAATCAGTGATTAGATCTTTGTCCAATCTGCCTTACGTAAGATTAGGCAACCGGGAACCTTCTTTGCCTTATCGGTTTTCGTTGATGTATATGTTAGAGGGTCTTCCTTATCTGCGATGAAAACTGCCTTCGTATCAGATTTTACCGTATCAACCAGCTTGTAGCCCTTGGCCAGAAGCTGAGCCTCCAAGGCTGCATCACGAAATCCAGTGAATACAACGGAACCCTTTAGTTGTGTTACCTGAGCAACTGCTTGATTCCCTTGTACATGAGGAACCGGATAAGGAATGAATGACCACTCCGTCTTACGAAACTCCTCGTACTTCTTCCATACTGTCTGGAACTCCTTGAGCGCATCGATTGACCATCCCTTCGGAGCATTCATTGTTCCCTCGGACCAGGCCAAGACATTTGGCTCTGCTGCAAGTAAGGAATCCAGACGTGTCTTACCGATTCCAGATGGACACAAAGGACTTGCGACAAACAAATCTGACTCCGTGGCCTTGGCCCAACCATCCACCTGTAGAATCTTATAAAGATGCTTGCCTTTTACAGGTCCCAGAAGTTTCATTAAAGCTGCCTCTGGTACAGCCCTCAAAAGAGGAACCGTAGTATATCCCGCCTCCACAACGGCCTTCATCTGAGCAGGGCCTACATCGGCCCATCCTAGCCGTGTGACCATCTTCATATACTGAGCGACGATAGTGGTTGAATCTGCGACCTTCTGCTTGATATTCACACCAGTCGCTGCATCCCCATCCCATTCCCATGTACCCTCTGGAGGAAAGACAACCATAGATGAAACTTCCACGCGGTCAATGACCGGAATGACATCTCCACCCTTTCGGATGACGACGGTGGCCCCAGGACCAATCTTCCAATCCACAATGCGTCGGGCATTCACACCAGAGACATAGGTAATGGAACTTCCACCAATATGAACAGATTCAGATAGGACAACACGTGGAATGAGCTTTCCTGTGGCACTCGCATTCCACTCCACCTGGAGAACCTTCGCGAGTTTCGCCTCACCATTCGGAGGCTTCCAGGCAATCGCGTCCTTGGGATTTCCCTTTGTTACTCTAGGCATAGGACTATTCATCTTAATCACTAGACCATCCATATCATAGGGGGATTCTGACCTACGCTTTTCAAGTAAATCTGTTAAGCCATCTGCAGATAACTCCTTCATCGTGACCGACCAAGGAACCCACATATCCCAGGTTTGAATCCAGGACATTTGTTGTTGAACGGATAAATCTGCACCCAGAATCTCATAGCCGACAAAGCGAACTTTCGCAGATTCTACGGGATCTGGAATCTTATGGTGAAAGATTCCGTTAATAATGGAACGACCCAGGCGGCCTGCAGGCACCAGATTCTTTGGCATAATTAATTCTCCACGAATCCAAATTGCATCAAAGATATCTGTAGATAACACCTTAGGACTTAAGGAAATATACTTGAGCCAACTGGATACATCGACACCGGTATTGTCATCCCCTGAAAGATAGAGCTTACCCTCCTTAGGGTTCCAGAGTCCAGAAATTCCATCGAGTTTCTCACTAATCACATATCTTGAATTTGCAGGAGCCTTCTTGACCCACCTTGTAAGTTCATCGGAAACCTTCGCCTTATCAAGAGACCCAAGATAATAAGGCATCTTGACGATAGCTCCATTGGTACTGGAAGGAGGAGCCCGAACCTTCTTCAAGAGAGGATGATTCGGAACCCGATTCACTAACTGCTCCACTGCAGCATCATATTCCTCATCGGTCATAAGCAAGGCCTGGCCATTTCTGTAGGCCTCGTTCGCCTGAGTAATTCTTAGAACTAAGCTAGGCAAATCCATCTGTATAGTCTAACGTGTTGTACCTATAAGTATAACGTGTTAGACTTCAATTTTTTCCAGTTATTATTATTATTTAACGCTGGATGAAGGCCATCACCATTTCGTCCATCAGACGCATCTGGTCCTCCATCGTATTCGCCTTTCCATCGGCCTTCTTCTTCTTGTAGCCGCCCGTGATATCTCTTGGCACAATGGCCGTGACGGGTACATTGATTAAGACCTCCTGGAAAAACCGTATGGATTGTTGCACAGCCCTGGACATTATAATCGGGTCCTTAATGATAGGCTGAGCCGCAGGAACCTTCCATCTTGGAACCTCTGAGATAACCAGAATCATAATCGCCAGACATTCCTGCCTCTGACGTGAGCTCAAGCGGGGCTGCTTTCCTTTCCAGAGATTAATGAGCGCCTGGAATTCCTCGTGCATCCGAATGAGCCCACGTCTTGCTAGATCCTTGTAACCCTCCGCAAGAATGGCCGCAACATAATGACCAATCTCGTGCTTATCCACCTTCATAGATGCATTTCCAGAACGACGACTCGTGGTTAAACTATATCCTGTATTGGTCGCCTTCACGTGTTTATCTTCATCGAGAATCCATTTCAACCAGAAAAGTGCTTTCTCAATATTGGCTTCCTCACACGCAGACAAGATTTGATTTCCTACCAGTCTCATCACGGCTTGGTCATTTTGAGGTTGCCAGACGGTGCGAACCGCCTCAGATTCCTTCGCCGCAGGAATTCCCTGAATCCACGAAGGGTCGTGGGTTTCTTCGGGGACCTTTGGCCAAATGACCTTACTTTGTTTCGGTAGAGTTTGAACAACTAAGATGACCTCAGATGCCTGCTGTTGAAAGGTTGGATCCCTATACAAGGCCTCGATATCTAGGCAATTGTTGCGATCCTCCAAGATCTTCGTTCGCTCTTCCAGGTACACGAAGATCCGGAGACTTGTTAAATGTACGTGCTGAAAGACGAAGGACCATATTAAGCGAATCCAGATTTCGAAGCCACCACTACACAAGATATCTGCACTGTAATGCAAGGCCTTCGCCGTGGCCGCAGGACCTGTCTGAGATAGAACATCTTGCAAGGACTTCACGCAATCCCTCGCATCATAGCCAAACCTGGTTCGAACACTGGGCTTGGGTTCTTTCTTTGGCTTCGGTTGAGGTTTCTCCATTTACTAGGAGCACGAGATTCCTATGATTTACAAATGGCGCAAGATATACAATTCAGATTGTGGTATCCAAGTCATCGCCACAGATTCGGTTGCTACACGCTCAAAGGCCGATGGAATGATAGAGGGGGCTCTCGAACAGAATACCAGGGACCCCTTGGGCATCTCAAGATTGAGTTTGCTAAAAAGAGCTGTCTGTGTATTATCATCAAAGCACAGATTACTTAAAAATACCACCTTGGCATCCTTGTACTTGAAGGCCGGGTTCAAGAAAGATGCCTCGTATAAGCGAACTCTTGAACCTGCATTTGGTATAGATGCCTTGAGCTGATTGAGTGCTTGTTGAGCAAGAGAGACACGCTCGGGAAGGACCTCAATGCCTACTGAAACATCAAAGAGTCCGGTTAAGGCCATATAGAGTACAGCGCGACCACGGCCACATCCGAGGTCATAGAATTTACCCTTGATTTCATCGGATTGTTTCGCGTAGTTAGCTATAGTTTTGAGAGCCGACCATTCAATCTCGCCGTAGGTCAGATTATGCTGTCCAACGGCCGCAGTCTTTGGAAGGGCTTCGTAAATGGGTAAAAGAATTGCCGATGCAGCATCTGTATTCACCTTGATGTCTCCTAGACGACGACGTGTACCTCCTCTTGTTCGTAAGCGTCGGCGTGTTTTTGATTGCTGTATGTCCATTCTACCTATTTATACTTTGGGCCAACGACCTTTTTTCCGCGGAACTTTCTGGATGTACGAGGAAGCAATCCCTTCGCCTTGAGAGATGCCTTCGCAGTGAAGCCAATGGATTCACCCTTTTTGAAGCGTCTTAGGAGTGCCTTATTCTTTCGAGTAGCCCGGTAACCTCCAAACATCTTAGAGCAACCACAGGCAGCACCTCGCTGCTTTCTTGTAAACATATCTATAGATACTCTAGATATGAAGACGAGAAGGGTCAAAAAGCAATGGACCAAACCTAGAGCGAATACTCCTTTCTGGCCTCGTAAATACTTTGCAGGTCTATCGGCCAAGAAGAAGACTCAAAGAAAAAAGGAAATTAAATATTTCGGATCGATGTCGTGGAAATCCAGAAAGGCGTACAAGGGGTTTTCTACAGACCGAGGCGTGAAAACCAGAAAGTCCTCGTACGTAAAACAGTTGGCCAAGATTTTACCTGGTGTAACCTCCTTAAAGGAAAAGGCCAAGGGCTCAGGTGTTCCAGAAAAGATACTCAAGGAATGCTACAATCGCGGTATGGCTGCCTGGAGAACGGGGCACAGACCTGGAGCCACTGAGCAGCAAT